TTACAGACTTCTGGAAGGTTGCGCAGCTCTTACAACACGCGGTTGATCTTCCGCAGCGTCTTCCAGCGCACTTAAATCACGGTCTTTCACTTCTGGCATTTTCAGCGCAGAGATTAAACCAATCACTGAATATGCCATGATCATAATGGCGATCGGATACCAGGATTCCGTCATGGTGCAGAAAATACCCGCCAGGATAGGACCAAAACCGGAAGCGATAAGACCACCAATTTCTTTAGAAATGGCCATCCGGGTAAAGCGGTTTTTACAGCCGAACATTTCTGCCATGGTAATGTTTTCCAGAGCAAATAATCCCAGCACCGCACAGTTATGAATCACAATCAGTGCAACCATAATGGTGCTCGGGGCATAGCTTTTATCTACAATGATAGAAAGCATTGGCCATGCCAGCACAATCGCGGAGGTATTCATAATAATATACGGGATCCGGCGACCAATTTTATCGGATAACCAACCAAGGAACGGAATGGTCATAAAGCCGAGAATCGAACTAATCATCAATGCATCTGTTGGAATTGCTTTGTTAAACAATAACGTCTGCACTAAATAGCCTGCAAGGAAAGTCTGAATTAACCCGGAGTTACCCGCCTGACCAAAACGCAGCCCTGTTGCCAGCCAGAAGGATTTGCTCTGGAACATGCTACCAGCAGGTGCAGGTTTTGCTGTGGGTTGGTTGCTGTCATTAACCTTCTCAAAGACCGGGCTTTCTTTCAGATTCATACGTAACCAGATAGCAAAGACCATCACGACAACGCTCGCCAGGAACGGTATACGCCATCCCCACGCCAGCAGTTCCTCTTTACTGAGAATGAAGAACATAAAGGCCCAGATTGCCGTTGCGCTCAAGGTTCCGCAGTTAGTTCCCATAGCTACAAATGAGGAGATAATTCCGCGCTTACCTTTTGGTGCATATTCCGCCAGCATCGTACCGGCACCGGAAATTTCCGCACCTGCACCCAACCCCTGAATAATACGCAGCGTCACCAGCAAGATGGGGGCAAAAACACCAATCTGTGCATAGGTCGGTAACACACCAATTAAGGTGGTACAGATCCCCATCATGGTGATGGTAATAAAGAGCACTTTTTTACGCCCTATTCTGTCGCCCATTTTGCCGAAAATAAATGCTCCGACAATACGCGCCACATAACCTGCACCGTAGGTTCCCATTGCCAAAATTAACGCCATTGCCGTTGATGATTCAGGAAAAAATATTTCATGAAACACCAACGCTGCGCCGAGCGAATATAACTGGAAATCCATAATTCATAGATATTTTTTACCATCCTATGGATTTTTGGGCGTTTTCTAAGTTTTTTCAGATAGTTGTATTTTTTCTAAAAACTCCTGATCTCGATTTTGCTGTTTGTCTGAGGCCTTTTTATGTCCCATATATGCCCCAAGGTGCCCCCATGTAAATCCAATTCAACTCAAAGCATCCCTGTTCAATATTTTTACAAGGGGCTTGCATATCAGTGTTTTTTTTATTGCGTAACGTCAAACGCTCGGATTGAGCGTAAATCATCAAGATTATTCAGCTCTTCCTTCATCTCCCGCTGACGACGATAAATCTCGTCATTGCGATCGGCCTGTGCCCGTGCCATTACTGCCGCAAGTTCTTCCAGTTCCTGCATCGTCAGGACGATTGGCGTATTCTCTCCATCTCCCCAAACAATTGTTTCTCTGCCAGCTCCTGATTTCGCCGCCATTACCACTGGTAAGAGGCGGGACAGCGAAACCGGACCAGCATTCCATTTGTGACCTTTCCATTCCAGCATGAACGACATGGACTCCTGTTCCTGACGCCATACTTCGATCTCACGCACTTTAGCCTCTTTTTCTGCGGCAATAAGTTCAGGCGTAACGGTAAACCGGGCTATTCCGCCCCACTTCCCGCTTTGCAGTTCCTGCCAGACCTGTTTACCCATTTCCGCAACATCATTCTCAACAGCGGTATAAGGTAGATGTACCTCCTGCCCCTCCAAAAGCACTTCACAATATACAGCACCATCCTCCAGAAACATGGCATTTCTTATATTTTTTATCTGCATACTCTGTCACCCGACCCGCACAAATAATCCTATATACGCTTCCTTTCCGTTGGTGGTATAAAGACCATCTCCCCCCAGAGACTGATACACTCCGGGAAATGCCGATGTATTCGTTCTGCCAATGACAAACGTTGCCTCCCCTTTCATTGTGCCTGCTCCTGTCACGCCTCCCACTACTATTTCCACCGGCGCAAGTGCTTTTCCCGGGCATGGTTGTCCACGACTCAGGCGCATTAAAACTCCACCTTCCGCTACTCCCAAAAAAGCTGCCATAACCACACTGCCGATATCCGGTTTCGGCGAACTGATACTTCTTAAAAATTCATCCTTTGATAATTTGCTCTGAGCCTCATCCATTACCACTTTGACCGCTTTTGGGGTTGCCGCCAGTGACTCGGAAGTGCTGTTTGTCGCACTACTGAGTTGTACTATCCCTTTCTGTGCTGTCGTTGCATTCTGTGCGGTGTATTTCCCGTTAGCCAGGTCATACGCGGCCTTAACTGCTTTTGGCGTTGCCGCCAGTGACTCGGAAGTACTGTTTGTCGCACTGCTGAGTTGTACTATCCCTTTCTGTGCTGTCGTTGCATTCTGTGCGGTGTATTTCCCGTTATCCGTGAGCGCGGGCGACTTTTTCCGTAATACCCCATTTTGTCGGTCCGCCTTTATCATCCGGGTGATTGACGTAACCGCCCTCTTTTCCCAGAACTTCGTCAAAAATTTCATCTTTCGACTTCATATCAGCGTCTTCGTAATACAAAGATTTTTGAAACGTTCCCGCGTGCGCGAATAACCAACACGCAGAACAGCAGATTAAGCCCCACCGCCAGCCAGTTCGCCGCTAACGGGCGACCGCACAGATAACTGAGTGGTGCAAAGGCATAAAGCAGCATCAGCAGCCAGGCCAGCCATGACATCAACGGTTTATGTCTGGAATCACGACGACGATAAAAAAAGAGCGTCAGCACGATAACCGTGCATAACGCCACATTCAGCAATCCGGGAAGGTTACTTAACATTGCCGCCTCCTCCGCCCCGCAGACGGGAGAACAGACCGGACACCAGTGATGCAATATCCTGCTGGTGGATGAACGAGAGAATCTTCACCGACACCACTGACACCAGTACTGCACACAATGCGTCGACAGGTGCACCGTCAAACTCTGTATGCTTTACCAGCCAGGATGCCAGAACTTCTGCCCCCAGCACACCAACAATGAACGACACCAGAAAATGTGCCGCACACGCCAGGCTGAAAGCGCCTGCGGCATCGTTGCCACAAATAACGCCCCGGCAAAGGCACCAAACACAATCCCGAAATCCGTTCCGGTAAACAGCCCGTACACCGTCGCCCCGCCGAGCGCTGCAGCCGTGCCGGAACCGGATAAGGGTTCAGACATACTTTTTCTCCTGTAAATAAAAAAGGGCCACCAGCGGCCCGTAAAAAAACACCCCGTGAAAGGCACCCGCAGATACCTTTTATGTGGTGTTATCTGATGTGATATGCGCCTGACGTGGCTCGGAGAAAATGAAATAAAGCTTATCTGAAATTAAGGTTAATCCGGGGGTTTAAACCATTTTTAAAGCTTAGTAATATCAAATCGTCTCCTGGAGGAGACTGATGCTTATTCTTCTTCACGGACTTTGTCCCGCGGCGTTAATCCGACAGCCGCGCTTTTTTTGCGCTCAGTTCATTATTGGCTTTCATGGCCTTGCCACACGGGTAATATCAATGCCCGTGTATTCTTTTCTGAGTTCAGAATAAAAAAAACCGCCCGGAACGGCGGTTGAAAAATGCCAGAGATGAATCATTTTTGTAGTAGAAAAACAGAGGTGTCGGGTGCCCCCCGAAGTATCCATCTCTCCATGAATACTGTGGTTTCCCGCTAAACAGTTACATAAACCACCCTCGCACTGAGGAACACCTCTGTAGTGTTATTTACAACACCGGGATAGTGCATCATCGGCCCCTGTCAGGAAATGCTCAATTTCCACCGATAATGCACCATTCCAGTGGTGTAAAAAACAGCACTGTGGCTATAACCGACCTCAAATCACAGCCAGAAAACAGAATGCCTTTTAAAAACAACCTGCTCCCACGCAATAAAAAATACGCCAGTGCAACGATACAATAAGGCTTGTTTCTCTGGAGCGGGTAGCGGGAATCGAACCCGCATCATCAGCTTGGAAGGCTGAGGTAATAGCCATTATACGATACCCGCATATGGTGCCGACTACCGGAATCGAACTGGTGACCTACTGATTACAAGTCAGTTGCTCTGCCTGCTGAGCTAAGTCGGCACAGGTTCCTCAAGAGAAATAAAAATGACCGCGCTTACATCCCCTTCGGAACCGGGTACCGATATTAATAATGCCAGCTCTCTTTTCAATGGAAAATCATATCAAGATTTGTAAATATACGTATATATTTTTATTTTTTATGAAATAAAGAAATTATTAAATGCATATTTAACGATTATTTTTTATTTCAGTTACAGTCTGATTAAATCTCTCTTCTTCCAGTTCCACGCCAATTGCGCGACGTCCCAGTGAAAGTGCTGCTTTTATTGTTGAGCCAGACCCCATAAAAAAATCAGCGACCAAATCACCGGGGCGACTGCTGGCAGTAATTATCTGACGCAACATATCTGCCGGTTTTTCACAGGGATGTTTGCCTGGATAATACTGCACAGGCTTGTGCGTCCAGACATCCGTATACGGAACAGCAGCTGATACGGAAAAATAACGCCGCAGGGATTTATACTCCTCCTGCAGGCTGGCATATTGCCGGTTCAGTTCACTGTATGTGCTGACCAGCTGGTGGTGCGGCTTTTCCAGCTCCCCGCGCTGGTGTTTTTCTGCTGCAACACGCGCGAACAGCGCCTGAAGTTTTTTGTAATCAGCCTCGTTCGGCAACTGCCACTGACTGGCACCAAACCAGTGTGACGCCATGTTTTTCTTTCCGGTGGCTTCCGCTATCTGTTTTGATGTTATCCCCAGAGATTCTCGCGCATCACGAAAGTAAGAAATCAGCGGGGCCATGACGCACTGTTTAAGCTCGCGCCCCTTTGCCGCATAGCCGTCATTTTTGGGCTGGTATGGCCCCTGATAATGTTCAGCAAACAGAATGCGCTCTGTTGCCGGGAAATACGCCCGCAGGCTTTCCTTGTTGCATCCGTTCCAGCGTCCGGACGGCTTCGCCCAGATAATGTGGTTCAGCACATTAAAGCGTTCACGCATCATGATTTCGATATCAGATGCCAGGCGATGCCCACAGAACAGGTAAAGGCTTCCGGCAGGTTTCAACACCCGCCAGAACTGGGCCAAACAGTGGTCCAGCCACTTAAGGTAATCTTCGTCCCCTTTCCACTGATTGTCCCAACCGTTGGGTTTCACCTTGAAGTAAGGCGGATCGGTAACAATCAGGTCAATGGAATCATCAGGCAGGGACTGAATAAAATGCAGGCAATCAGCGTTGATTAAATCAACACTGTTTATTTTTACAGTATTTTTCATGGATCAGTAAGCGTAACTCTGGTAGGCTCACTCTGCTTTTGCGCTAAAGCAGTGGGCCGTGGTTCGCTTGTGACCAGTAAGCATGAGCGAATGGCTGGCAGGTGCTACCAACACCCACCAGCCGCCCATTTTCACAAATTAAAAGCCCTTCATTGCTGAAGACGTCTGTAACAGCCGAACTGGTAATCTGCCAGCCCCGCCATAACCAACTGGGTCAGTATTAACTGACAGCGTTCGCGTGAAAGGTATGTGTTTTGTGCAATCTCCCCGACTGTTGCCGGTTCGATGCTTAATTCATTAAAAACAACTTTCGCCGTTTCTGTCATATCTTGCTGTTTTAGCATGTCTTTTTCCCTTCTGGTTAACATGACATACCAATAACTCTTGTCTAAAAAGCCAGCAAGATAAAAAGTCAGTATTCACTACCACCAGCGTGTTTACCGTACTGCACCAAGTTTACAGGTACAAAAAAACCCGCTCGACGGCGGGTTTAAGCTGTGTGGCGAAGTAACCACTCTTAACAGATTACAAGAATTTTTGCGTACGCGTTAATTTTTTTGTATTTTTCTCATTACACAACATATAAACCCTATGTAAAAAATGACAGCAGAAATAGCCGTATTTAACAAGACCGCAGTAGCTTTAGCCGCAGATTCAGCTGTAACGATTTCTGGAGGCGGCAAACATAAAATCTATAATGGCGCTGAAAAGCTTTTCGCTCTCACTAAACATCATCCTGTAGGTTTGATGGTATATGGAACTGGTGATCTCTGCACAGCTCCATGGGAGCTTATCATTAAGGCTTATAGAAAGGATTTAGGCTCTAAATGTTTTGACTCTTTGGAGGAATATGCTGAGGATTTCTTCAATTATCTACAGTCAGCTAAATCAATCATCACACCAGGTATGCGTGAGGCTCATCTTTATCACTTCCTGAGCGAGATTGTATTCAGCATGCTTGTTGATGCTTTTTCTGAAGGTCTCGAACCAACATATCTCGTTAACTTCGATAAGAATCAATTTGTTACAGACCTCACGAATTATTGCAACGATCTCCTTACAAAATTATCTGATATTAATTACTTTGATGGTTTTACTCCGGATGATGAACAAGCAGCCCAAACCTATGCTTCATCAATTACCCAACGCATCATTGCTCAAAAGTTTAGTGACTTTGATTCAATATCCATAACTCCACAGTTGACAAAAGCAGTTAGTGATGTATTGGCAGCTATGATATGCAAGCAAAGTGATATTGGTTCCGTCTCTGGGATTGTGATTGCAGGTTATGGCGATAAAGACTATTACCCTAAAGTATTATCATATGAAGTTTGTGGCTTCTTTAATGATAAAATAAGGAAAACCACAGATGCTGACAAGTGCTGCATCACTCCTAATTGCGGCGTGACTCCCTTTGCGCAAGAGGATGAAGTTTCTGCTTTCATGCAAGGAGCTAGTTCACATCTTATCCAAAATCTTCATGCTGAGTATCAACGTTCTATCGGCGATTTACTTGATGGTATTGATTCAGTAATCACAGATTTGGTGCCCACTTCAGATATCGAAGGAGCCAAGGATGCTATAGTTGATGTAGTGCGCAGAACTGTTTCCGATTGCAAGGGGCGTATTGATAGCTTTGTCCGAGAAAACTATGTTGACAAAGTCGTAAATATGATCGAGTTTTTACCCAAGCAAGATTTAGCTTATATGGCTGAATCATTAGTAAATTTAACCGCTTTCAAGCGCAAGGTCTCCGATGATACTGAAACAGTGGGAGGCCCCATAGATGTTGCAATCATTTCTAAAGCTGATGGTTTTATCTGGGTTAAACGTAAGCACTATTTTGCAAAAGAACTGAACCATCACTACTTTTCACGGTCATAGCAACAAATAGACAAGGGGAACACATGTCACTTAAGCAAGCCTATGAAAGAACTCAACCCAAAAGCATCAATGATTTCTTTCAGTTGAGTACTTCTGGAAAGAGTCGACGTACTGTAACAAGCCAATCTAACTTCTTTACTAAATTGAACAAAACATTACCTGCACAATCCTAAAATGCTAAAAGCCACTACGGTGGCTTTTAGCTTTTATTTACATGCAATAACGCTCGTAATACCCTCTACAAAACCAATTGCAGTTTGTAATTCCTTTCTAATCGTGCCATCTGAACACCTTCTCTTTTTGGCAATAGTGCGTAATGAGATACCAATAACAAAGTGGGCTATGATGAGCTCATATTCCTCTGGTTTATACCTTCTCAACCGAGCCACACAACTGTCTATCATAATGCCTTCGTCATCATCACACTGAATCCGTGACTTTTTGCCATGAGGTAAAAGCCCCTTGAAGCCCGCTGCTATCGGTTGCCAATCGACACCACTATTTTCTGCTGCAGCCCATGCCCCCCAGCGGTCTAAAACCTCATACATATCACGCCCCATTACTATCACCTCTAATTTCGCAAATCTTCACGCCCAGCCGACCACCAGGAACGAGCTTACCGCGCACAATATTGATTTCATCAAACTGCTCGTCGTCTATGAGAAGCCCCGCATGCGTCAGTGCATCCAGCGGTGCTTTCAGGATATTGTCCAGGTCCCGACGGCGCTTATCCGGCGGCTCTGCAGTAATTTTTATTGCCAGCCTTCCGGACAGGTTTAATTTCAGCCGCTGCTGGCGGACAATAAGTGCCACATCCCGGCGATAACGCTCACCGGCTTTTGATACAAAATATGTGCTGCCACGACGACGCCAGTAGGTGTTCACCGTCGGCGGGTAAGGCAAAACAAACTCTATACGCATCAGTAACCTCTTTTACCCGAGCACGCCGGTTGCAAAGGCGCGATCAAGAAAACGAAAAATTAAATCAATCTGGGAACCATGCTTTTCTTCGAACGCCAGCGGATCCGCATGAAGCTCGTTGTGATGCTCCCGACACAGCGGTAGCGTGAAAATATCGTGGGATTTTGTCCCTATTCCGCCCTGACCATGACCAATCAGGTGATGGGGATCGTCGGCTGGCTTACCACAACACGCACACGGCTGTGTCTTTACCCAGCGCGTATATTTCTCATTTACCCAACGGCGACGTTTAGGTCGCTTCATGAAAGATTCCGGAGACTCCGGATCAACAGCAATGCTGACCACCGTCTTTTCCTGTGGTGGATTTTGCTGGTGGGCGTGAGGCAGCGGCGCAAGATTTTTTGTGCGCTGCTTCAGTATGCTGGTGGCGGTCTGCTCTCCCGGTACGATGTCGCTTTCGCGGTACACCGAGCGAATTTTTTCCGCACGTAACCCCAGAGAACGACGTAATACTACCTCCGGTAGTGCGTCCGCCACCTGATTGCAGACAGCCCACCAGGATAATTCAGCCAGCGATAATTCCCGCTCCTGTGTGCCATTCATTGCATGGCGCATGACGTCAATCATCCATGCTGACAGGTTTTGGTGAGCAAGTTGCTCAAGTGATTCGGAGGACTGGTCACGCAACTGGTTGTCACAGTGCCAGCACAACACCATCGCGCCAGCACCGTAACGATGTATGACGGTTTCGCTGTGATGGTAATCACCATGAGGCCACTGGCAGGATTTAATATGGCGCAACAGCCAGTCAGACAATGCACCAGCACCACCAGCAGCACGAATCACCCGTGCGTTACTGAAAAACGGCAGCAATGTTTTGTCTTCCACTAGCGGCTGGCGAACGGCAGGAACGACCCCGGACGGCAGATTACGCATGCTTTTCGGTTCCGGCTCCACCAGTACCCGGGTATTGTGGAATACCGGCATGGATTCCCGGCCCGGCTTAACGATCACCAGCCCGAGTTTCGGTACCAGAACAGGTCGAAGTAATACCCGCACGTTACCTCCAGATGCGTTGCTGGAATGTGCGGGACGGACGCGGTGGGCGTTCGGAGTAAGGAAGCCTGACGGAGATTATCCAGTGACGATAATCGAGGCTGAGGGCTTTCTTAATCTCGTATCCGTGTCTGCGGTAGCACTGAATTAGCCACTCGGCCTGTTCTTCAGTGCATGGGGGATGCTGGAACCAGTCAGATTTGAAAGTGCGGGAACGCCGCCCGTGCCTGCTGGCAAAGACGGCAGAATCATCAGAATTGTGTAATTTGGTATCGTGCGCCATCGGTTGTCTCTGCTGGCGCAGCAGGTGCCAGTTGTTCAGGCTGGCGTGCGAATTGTAAACCAGAATGCTAGGAAAAAACAAAACCCGCCGAAGCGGGTTAAGTGCGGGTGCGTTGAGGATGCCTGACACATCAGAGGTGGCGAGGGATTCTCCCCCGCCTGGTCTCTTACTCCTCAGGTTCGTAAGCTGTGAAGACAGCGACCTCCGTCTGGCCGGTTCGGATTCGTACCTCGCAGAGGTCTTTCCTCGTTACCAGTGCCGTCACTATGACGGTTAAACAGATGACGATCAGGGCGATTAACATCGCCTTTTGCTGCTTCATAGCCTGCTTCTCCTTGCCTTTCGGCACGTAAGAGGCTAACCTAGATTTGCCGTTCATAGATTGAGCCTCAGATTAATGTTAAGCGTCTTGCAGGACGCGTAATGTTAACTGGGGCTTTTCTCTATCTGCCTTTGGTGTTCATGCCTGAGACAGATAGCCTCAAGCACCCGCAGCCATTCTACTTAACTCCCGTTACCTCGCCAATATAAAATCAATCAGAAAGGCGATCCATAAGAACAACAGCAAGACAATAAATTGCCATTACAGCTGCAATAGCCAGCGCACATTTGAGAACCAGCACGACAACCTCCTGTATTGGACGTACACCAGTCCTGATAAATATGAGGCTGTCTCATCATTGATGAGATACAACTATTGGGTATAGTTTCTGTGATTTTGTTCTGTAGAAATGGAACACAACAACCAGTCACCACCAGTACTTCTTTAAATACGCCAAGTCCGACGCAAGCTAACCTTCTAGTCCGCTTTGAGCGATAAGCAGACCTGACCTTAAATATTTTATATTTATCAGATAGAACACTATTCTTAATCCGGCAAAACTGGTGGGTTAGTAGCTTTAATCGCTGCTGCATAATAACAACCTTTGTTGTCATCAATAGACATTGATTTCCAAGGGGATTCAGCGCAGATATTACTATTATTAGCTCGAATTGATGCACAGCAAACAGTATAAAATGGGCATTTATTACGCGGCGAAATATTTAATTCTTCTGTCTTCATGATTTCACCAGAAAGTTTAAAGTGAATAAATATAAAGTGAAAACAAGCGCGTAGCATTTTCGAACCAAATAAAATTGAATCATTATTTTCAGGTAAGCAAAAGTCATACATAATATCACGCTGTGGTTCATTATCATCTCCATGTCTTACCTGGATGATAGTGCAACCACCGAATTTCTGTATTACTTCATTCATAAACTCAGTTTTTTCTGCTATTTTTTTTATTATATCTAACTCAAAAAACGGTTTTTGCTTTCTATAGTTCAAATTGTTACTTATTCTGTTAAGAGTAAGCTTGATAAAGTTTCCCATCGGTTCATCAACAGGAATCATTTGAATTATTTGATTAAGTGACTCGCTTATTATTTGATCTTGTTCGCTTAATTGTTTTTTCACCTCCGCCACTAGATGTTCATACCTACAATCAGAATGTAATAATTCACATTTATGTAGTAGATTGAATAATACTTGGGGAGGGTTATTAGATTGCAAAGAAGCTAACATACAACAAATAATATCTTCATCATTTAATGACGGAGCAATTTTCGCTGCTAAGCCCTTGATAGTATGATACGGATAAAAGGGTGCCTCTTGAGGGAAGCCATTCATCGCATTAATACACTTACATTCAAGCATAAAAGCTGCGGATTCAAGTATTTCAAGCACGCCTAAATCTAGATCGTATTTGTTTTCAGAATGAGAAATTCTACACTTTATTAATGATGTACATATAACACTACCGTCAGCAACCTCCATGTCATGGATTATTGCATCCTCAAAATACAAGTCGTTTACTTTTACATAATAAGGTAAGTTACATTTATGCGGACTCCTATTGGAACGAATGTAACTGAGAAAATTTTTGTTTGATTCGATATGTGCTGGATCCATGTCATTTGAACCAAGACATACATCCTGATTGTCCATTGCCCAGCGAAAATTAGACCACAGGATGTTTTGCGTGCAAAAAATAGAAAACCCATTAATTGTGGAAATATTGTGAAGAAAATGAATCCACTCATGAAAAAACACGCCAAACTGTTCTGGATTAATGAATCCATCTAATTTTTCAGGATCAGTAAACGCTGGGAAATCCTTGCACAAAGTGATAATTTGTGATTCTGGTAAATAAGAAGCATAAGTAGCCATTCACATTCCTCTAAATCTTTAAAATACCTAAAAAAATGAAGCTAAATATTATGTATATTTAAGCTTTATATAATAAATAAAAAATCATCATGCAAAAGAAACGCCATAGAGTCAACTTAAAAACCTTTAATTTATTATGGTTCATGATTATTTAGCACCTACGTTATCATACCTTTGCAAGAGTTCTCTTGGCAACTTCCGCTCCTGGCACAAAGCAGACGCCCACTCTCACGCGAATGCTTTGCCCTTGACTTGCCAACAACCGTATCGCTTGCTCCGCAACTATGGTTTTTTATTAGAATCTTCGCCACTAAATAAATTATAATAAATTGATTTTATTAGATATCTGTCAGAATCTATATGGTCAGCACGAGTAGCATGCTCTAATGTTTCAAATGCTAGGGTTTGTGCGGCTTCAGCAAAAATTCCAGGCCAACCCTTACTCAGCATCGACAGTCCTTTAAGGACCCTTATCTGAATTTCCCTCATACTGGCACCATCGCGCGCAACAGGTGAGAAAAAGTCTTCAAGTAGATCGTTATTCTGAAGTGGTGCAACATGTACAGAAGGATATTTCACTTCTATTTCATCAGATTTATTCTGCGCGTAAGCGGAAAGTATACGTACACCTCTGCCAATGACATCAATGGCGGTTCCAGGATCGTTCACTGCGGGGGAAAGGGCTCGGCAGGCTATTTCGGCCATGACGCTAAGACAAAATCGGGGGTCCTGAGCAAATGAACGTACATCCGAGACAATAATCGTCTCAAGTAAATCGGTGCTGATTGATGACTCCTGGCCCTGACTCAGGTACAAAACTGGCGTGGACGGATGTATGAAACTGCCCGGCTGCGCCACGAGGTATACATGACGGGGATCATTGGTCAGCAGCTTGCTGAGTTTCACCATATCAACATATTCAACATAGCCAATCTTTTTCGGATAAACTGCAACCGTTCCTTTCGGCTGTTCATTGTTCTCAAGCCATGGATATCCGCCGAGACAGGGATTTCTTGCTCTCGCAATAAATGTTTCGATGGCCGCCTGTTCTACTTTTGCCGTTGTCTCACCAACCCTCCCCAGAGAGGTCAAATGCTGTATCCAGCGAAGCAATGTGATGAGGATTAAGGCAATGACAACCAGTGTTACAATGAATAAAATGACTCTCCCCCTTTCTCCATAAGCTCCCATATTGAGGGCAATAATCCCTACCAGACTGAAGAGAAAAGAACCGATGAAGGTGGCCAGTACATTTTGTGTGGTGACGTCTTCAACGACTAAACGAGTAGCTCTGGGAGTCACATTAGTAGTGGCTGAACCGTAGGCTGTGACCATGATGCTCAGCGAAAATGTGGTCACTGCCAGCATACTCGATGCCAGTATGTTCAGAATGTTATCGACTGCTTCCGCACCAACCTTCACGGAAACCGACTCAGGTATCATTGATTTAAAAAGAATTGATAAAAGGGCCGTTATTATTGCGACAATTGCGAATAACGTTGCCCTGAACCATAGTTTTTTAAATGTCTGCTTCAGCATCCATTTCCAGCGTGAAATCATTCTGCATTCCCTCATATTGCAGCCGGGATAAATAAATGCCGCCTCTGTGGCGGCATGTTGCTGTTAACGAACCAGATGCAGGAAGTGCAGGTGTTTTTCGTACTGGTCCAGTATGTCATTAATCAGCTGTTCCTGATTCCAGCCCATTACATCATAATTTTGGCCGCCCTCTTTGAGATAGACTTCAGCGCGATAATATCGATGTTGTTCACTCTGCTGCTCATCATTATCCAGCGCAGCGAGCGCGAAGGTCGGTGAGTTATACCCGCGAAGCCTCACTTCATATATATAATTCAGCTCGTTGCCCAAATCGACTTCAAGGCGAATACGATCCTCGGCGGCGTCACTGATGTGGCTTATCGTTCCCTGCTTGTTAAGTTCCTCCTGAACCAGCGTCATGGCGGGTTGGATAATGTCGTCCATAAAACGTTTCACAAGAGAGCGCTTCGGCAAATACGCGATATTGCGTAACCTTCTCTGCCAGGGAATTGGGTTACGTGCAGCCGTAGGAGCAATAGTCGCCATGCTAAGGCTTTCACGCTTGGTCAAATCCCGACGCAGGGCTTTTAACAGTCCGTATATGGATATTAATAAGATAACTGAGAAGGGCAATGCACTCGCTATCGTTACGGTTTGCAACGCACTCAGCCCCCCTGCGATCAGCAGGGCAATAGCAACAACGCCCATGAGCAATGCCCAGAAAATTCGCTGCCAGACGGGCGTGTTTGCCACCCCACCTGATGCCAGAGTATCCACAACCATTGCCCCCGAATCAGCAGACGTTACAAAGAAGACGATGACCATCGCCATTGCAATGAATGACAGCACGGAAGAGAACGGGAAATGCTCCAGGAAATTAAACAGGGCAAGCGCAACATCCTGCTGAACGGTATTGGCGAGGTCAGTGGCGCCCTGGTTCATGATGAGATAGATGGCGCTGTTTCCAAACACCGTCATCCACATGAGCGTAAAGCCGGCGGGAACAAACAACACGCCAGTCACGAACTCACGAATTGTCCTGCCGCGGGAAACGCGTGCAATGAACATACCTACAAACGGCGACCATGAAAGCCACCATCCCCAGTATAATAATGTCCAGCCCCCCAGCCAGTTGCTCGACTTGGGTTCATACGCGTAAAGGTTGAACGTTTTACTCACCAGTTCCGACAGATAACCACCCGTATTTTCCACAAATGACTTCAGCAGAAGCACAGTGGGACCCAGGCACAAGACCAGCGCCAGGAGCAACACCGCCAGGCCCAGATTAAGCTCAGACAGGATGCGTATTCCCTTGTCCAGGCCGGACACCACCGAAATCGTCGCTAACCCCGTGATGACCACGATCAAAATGACCTGTACCGTTTCATTGATGGGCACGCCGAAAAGATGGTTCAAACCGGCATTCACCTGCAATACACCGTAACCCAGCGATGTTGCAACGCCAAAGACAGTGCCTATCACGGCGAAGATATCAACCGCGTGGCCTATAGGCCCGTAAATGCGATCGCCGATAATGGGATAGAGCGCAGAACGCAGCGTTAAAGGCAGACCGTGACGGTAACTGAAAAAGGCCAGAATCAGCGCCACGATGGCATAAATTGCCCATGCGTGCAGACCCCAGTGGAAGAACGTCAGGCGCATGGCTTCCTTCGCTGCCGCAACGGTCTCTGGAGTGCCGACAGGTGGCGAAAGATAATGCATCACAGGTTCGGCAACGCCAAAGAACATCAGGCCGATCCCCATCCCTGCCGAAAAAAGCATCGCGAACCAGGAGTGGTAGCTGAAATCAGGCTGCGCATGGTCTGGGCCCAGCTTTATATCACCGTAACGTGAGAGTCCAAGGAACGTGACGCTCAGTAAAATCAGGGCCACAGCAAGTATGTAGAACCAGCTGGCATTCGTGAAGATTTGTTGCTGAAGTAGTTTAAAATTTTTGTCGGCGACATCCGGGAATACGGCGGCAAAGGCGACAAGAAGGAAAATTAGCAAAGCAGATGTAAAGAATACCGCTTTGTTAACCTGGCTTGTAGACTTCTTTGGGGTTGTATCATTTTCACTCATAATCATTTATTCCATTAATTAAATCCGCACTGGATAGAAGGTACTACCTCTCACAGAGTAGCAAAGTTCAACTGGCTATGCGGGATTAATCGGAATGCATGGTGGAATGAGTGCCGATACAAATCATCCTATATTCTAAGGAGTTTTAAGTTACTCAGCCTGCCAATTACTGGGGCATTTAATTTGTATGATCTGTATCAAAGCTGGGATATAAGTTAAGTGAAGTATATTAGGCACGAATTACCAGCGTCTGCTCTTGGCACAAAGCGGACAACCACGCTAGCTCTACCCTGTGCCACAAAATGTCAATTTGCATCTGAACTAATGCACTTTAATCTCGTCACTTCAATAAATACCGAACATCCCCCTGATAAAACGACAATATGCGCTGCATAACTTCGCTCTTCCGGCACTCGCGACAGATTATGTTTAGGCGACTGTCGTAGCGACGTATTTCTCCGTCAGGTAATGACCAGATAAGGTCCGGATCAACCACAACCGGTTTCTTCAGCTTTGCCCTCGATAATTTTTTGCGGGCATTTTGCCAGTCTTTACGAGCCTGTTCAGACGGGAATAACCCGTAGCCAGAATTGTATACATCGCCACTGGCAACCAGCTCTCTGGCCAGAACGCTCATCAGATATCTTGTTGCCCCAGTTTTAGCTTCCAGTTGTCGTAACGTCTCGCGCCCACTCTGGCGTACGAGTTCAAGAACCTGCCCTTTAATTTTTTCCCGCTCTTCTTGTGTAAAAACTTTTGCCACAAGCCCTCCTGAAAATTACCTCATGACCAGAAATTAACACTTACCCCCTGAAGCCCGGCGGAATTTCGTTATCCGGTTCAGAAATATGATTCACACAACGCTGGTTGTTCGTGCCGCTTACCGGGAGCAACCAGGGGTTCTCAAAATTCCGGTCCGGTCCAAAAAACGTCGTCGCTCGCTGAACAAATTCCGTTCCCGTTTTCCCGGTAGCCGCCAAGTATCTTGCGTAACGCCTCACGCCATCCAGCATGGCCTCTGGTGGCACCCCCTCGCGTAATCTGGCCTTCCAGGCACTGAAAGCGGATTTCTTCGGGTTTGCCCCAGCACGCAACGGGTACTCCCGCCAGACCTGTTCGAACACATCCGGATAATCCACTCGTCCCACAGACTGCCCGGTGTTTTCCGGGACTACCCGATCGGCTTCCCGCTGAATGGCGGAATCGGCTTCAGGCTGCTGCAGTTGGTGTGATTGCTCCGCCCTTGCGGTCATCACCTGCTGCACAGCGCCCGAATCGGCTTTCAGCGCATACGCTGAATCGGCTTCCGGTGTCGTGCCTGCTGGCTGACCAAGATTGACGGTCTGAACATCCCCTGCCTGGTTCGTGGCGTTTTTTACGCCATGGACCATAGTGTTTTGATCTTCTTGATCTGTATCTTTATCTGTATCTTTATCTGTCGTGACTCGTCGTGACATGTGCGTGACATTTCGTGACGCGCCGTGACAATCGCCATTTTGTTCCCGCTTTCTTTCCCTCTCTCGCTGCGCCCTCTTGCGCTCTGCAGGAGATTTTGCGGTTTGCGAAATATTGCCGTTGTCCTCTTTAAGCACCTGGCGTTTTTCCCATCCAGTGATTAAATCACCATCAAGTACCCGCCCCTGCATCGTCTGCAAAATTGAATCAATTACCTCTTCTGTCACGTCGAGCGCACTTGCCAAATCTTCTGTCGTGACATCAATGTGACCTCGCGTGACATTTCGTGACGCGCTCACCAGGAGGTGGATATACACTGCCATCACTGTTGCAATTGGCTGCCCTGACACCCTGGCAATTGTTCGCCACTTAGGGTCATTTGGCATGTCATGCCATAATCTGAGCCAGGCGTTAGCCATACTCACCTCTTTTGATACCGAATCTTTTTACTCACAAATTGCCGGAAGTGATCCGGTATGAATATTGCGAGTCAATGCACAGCCACAATATTTCCTGCAGGGCCACCACGATTCATCTGGTTGAAACCAGCGATCGCCACTGCGACAAAATCATCAGCGTCTCTCACCAGTCGTTCCCGCGTCTCCACTAGTTCCCGAAAATAGGCTGAGCTATGGCTGCGCATTCGGGCCACCAGCAGAGGTGGCATTGCTTTTTCGATAGCTGGTAACAACGCCTGAATTTTTTCAACTGCATCAGGGGTGTCTTTCTCTACCCAGCGGAAAATTTTCTGGGTATTGCGAGCCAGGGCTTCCGGATGGCTGTCGTCATACAGTTCTGGGAACGTCATACCCAGTTCAAAATAAGCCCTGGTTATTTCAGCTGCCGGAACTTTTTCACCGTCCGGATGCGCCCAGGCATTCATCGCCATGCGGATGTGTTCATGCTTGATTTTCATGAATCAAGCTCCTAGAAAGTGGTTGTGTTAACATTTTGGTATCTTCCAGCTCGGGCCAAATATTCATCCAATCAAAAGGCCTTAGTTGCTGACGTGTAACTTCACCATTACTGGCTCGCTCAATAAGGACACATAACGATGCCCCTAACACTTGACCTTTACTCAATGCCTTTCTTAGATAACCGATGCTAGTACCACACTCGCATGCAAACATACGCTGTTCATCTGACGAAAGAGAATTGAGAAATATTCTTAATTCTTCCATAGCTACTCCTTAGTAAACACAGCAAAGAATACCCGCAGGTAAACAAAAGTCAATACCCGCAGGTTGTTTACCTTGCAGTAATCGCATCTATTATTTACCTATGGACAAATATGAATTTAGACGACAGCAACTCATCAAAATTCGTGATGAGAAATGCGATGGTAAAGCGGTTAACGTGGCCAGAAAGATCGGGCGCGAGCCTTCTTATGTATCAAGAATGTTGTACCCAGAGGGGAAAAAGGGAAAAAAACGGATCGCTGATGATATGGTGGAGATTATCGAAGAGTCCTTTGGGTTACCCCGGGGATGGATGGATGGTATCGTTTCATCATCAACGAACACAGCCTCCAGTTATGAAACAAGGGTTCTAACGCCACGACAACGTATTTTTTTAGATCTCTTAGACGAACTGCCAGAAAGTGAAGCGGATAACTTATTAAAAACTCTTGAAGAGAAAAAACAGTATTACAATATGATCTACGAAGAAATCCGTAAAAAGAAAGCACAAAACGCATCATAGCTCACCAAACAACTAGTCACCAGTTAAGACACCGCAAAAAGTTACCCATGGGTATTTACTTTTTAAATACCTATGGGTATTCTTCTTTTCATACCAACCCACCCCGCCCCACAGAATGCAGGGCAATACTTCGAGTTACCAGGCAGTGGTCAGGGGTTAAGTAGCCAGCCCGAGGCGTAAGAACATGACGGCAGGGTTCAACTTTAATAACTATGCAGCAGGTTTTTGTTCCGCTACCCCGGCGTTAAGGGGAAATGAGGTCAGCATGGATACTATCGATCTTGACAACAGCGAATCTCTGGTATGTGGCGTGTTCCCCAACCAGGACGGTACGTTCACCGCGATGACGTATACCAAAAGCAAAACGTTTAAAACCGAAAATGGTGCCCGTCGCTGGCTGGAAAGAAACTCAGGTGAGTGATATGGATTTCGACACAATCATGGAAAAGGCTTACGAAGAATACTTCGAAGGTCTTGCCGAAGGCGAAGAAGCTCTCAGCTTCAGTGAGTTTAAACAGGCGCTTTCCAGTTCGGCAAAATCTAACGGCTGATAAGCGAAACAGCACCGCGAGGAATCAGTATGCAGAAACGAGAACCCGTCATCATCGCGCCAGACTATACCGATGATGAACTTTATGAGTGGATGCACCAGAAAATTAATGCAGCGCAGGATCTGAAATGGGCCAATGAAGCCAGGGCTAAGCAGGCTGAAAATCTGTCCGCTCTGGAGCAGGATATCACCAATCTGGAAAAAGCAGCGGCATTAAGCATTGCCAGAATGATTACATACCCGCGTTAATAGCTAACCAACGAAGCTAAGGTTGGTAATTAAGGAGTTCTCCACGGGTGAGGTGGAGTGCGTGCGCCGGACACGGGTGAGCATCCGGCACTGACAGTTTACTGAAAGGATATTTCCCTGAAAAGTCAGACCATAACGCGAAAGCGCACGGCGAGGTAGCTGGTTCATAGATAGCCTGTTGTTAAATTTTCGTCGACCGTGCGCTTCCGGTTGTGGCAATCCGCGAAATGGCGCGGCGGTAAGTATGGCGGGGCTATTCCTTCCCCGTTGAGGACACCGGGTTGTCAGGTTGACCATACGCTTAAGTGACAACCCCGCTGCAACGCCCTCTGTTATCAATTTTCTGGTGACGTTTGGCGGTATCAGTTTTACTCCGTGACTGCTCTGCCGCCCTTTTTAAAGTGAATTTTGTGATGTGGTGAATGCGGCTGAGCGCACGCGGAACAGTTAAAACCAAAAACAGTGTTAAGCACCTTTATAGAAAAACTGCCAGATATCTTCGATACGGTGCGCATCGCGACCAATAAGCTGCGGACAAAGGTGATCCTGCAAATAAGAGGCCACGGAAAGCTCACGTCCATTGAGGGTGGCATCCCCAAGGCCCGTAATACCGTCCTCAGTGGTGATTTTTAATGTGACGAAATTACGCCCCGGACAGGTAACAAAAACTTCAGCCTTTACGATCTTCAT